CTCCAAAAGAGTCTCCAAAAGAGTCTCCAAAAGAGTCTACTGAATGGTCGGGAATTGATTTCAATGATTTAAGTTATGCTGATGTAGTAAACGGTGTATCATTTAGAAAATTTTCATCAGATATTACAGATATAAAAATTTCGAATGAATTTATGTACCTTTTAGGTTATTGGCTAGGAGACGGTAATTTATTTGAAAATACTAGAAATAATGATCGTTTTGGGATGAAATGGGGTAGTTGGCAAATATGTTTTTCGGAAAAATATAAGTATATTGCACATAAGTTAAAGGATATTATATCTGATGTATTTAATATAGATGTAACTATAGATAAAGGATTATATAATCGAAAAGATGATAATCTTTGGTATATCCATATTAAAAATCCACTATTTTGTGATTGGTGGGGAAAAAATTTCGGGGGTAAATGTAAAGAAAAACGAATACCTCCCTGGGTTATATCCTTGCCGGATATTAAATTAAAACATTTAATAGCAGGATTAATTGATAGTGATGGTAATATTCTTACTCAGGGGTTTGAAATTAGTGGGATTAATAGTACTTTAATTCATCAGATATTTCAGATAGGTCTTCATCTGGGTTATCCTTTTAGTAATTATGAAAATTCTAATTGCTCTGAGGTTACATTACCTGGAGGGCAAAAATGCACTGCAGGTATAGTATATATTACAAAATTAACTCACAGAGAACTTGCAGGGGATTTTCTTAAATACTCTTTAAAAGATTTGGAAAAATTTTCACGTACAAAGAAGAGCAAGTCTCGAAATAGATTACAGTTTCATAATGGGCACTGGTACGCTGCTATTCGTAAAATAGAGGTACAGAAATATACAGGAACGGTATACGATTTAACTGTTGAGAATGTTCATGATTTTGAATGCGGTGGGCTGATTACTCATAATTGTTTTCCTTATGGGGCTTGGAATGTACAAGAATGTATGTGGGATCAATTTGTAATTTTAAATCCTGACTATGTATCTGTAGAGGGTACTTATTTAAATAAAAAACCTTTTATTAAATTACAACCAGACGAACATCTAAAGAAAGTTGTAACTACTGGGCAACCTAAATTTTTATATGAACAACTTCCACGTGAGATTATTAAATATGTAAGAATGGGCCAAGAAATCCCATTATCTCCTCAAAATGTATTTCATATTGCACATAACAAGGCTCCTTATGAAACTCTTGGGCGTTCTATTATTAAACGTATATTAAAAAGTTTAATATATGAAGATCGTATGTCAATGGCAAATTTTGCTATTGCTACTCGTCAAACAATTCCAATTACTGTAGTAAAAATAGGCGATCCTAATTCAGGCTGGGTACCAAATGATTCTGAATTAGATGAAGTCAGAGAATTATTATCTGCACGTGAAGTAGATCCTAACTTTTGCTATGATGAAGAAACTGAATGCCTTACTGATCGTGGCTGGATAAAATATCAAGAGCTTACTTATGATCATAAAATAGCGAGTTTCAATCCTAATGGAAACCGTCTTGAATATCATTATCCGCAAGCTATTACTATCCAAGATTATAATGATGATATGATTCATTTTAAAACGCGTAAAATTGATTGTAAAGTTACACCTAATCATAGAATGTGGGTAAAACGTGATGATAAGTGGCAAGTTATTTTTGCACAGGATGTATTAGAAACAGACATAATTCGAACATGTGTAGATGATTATGAAAGTAAAGAATTACCGGCTACTTTAACAGTTGCGGGTGAAAAAGTAAATACAGGTGATTTTTTTGAGTTTATTGGTTGGTATATTTCAGAAGGGTCTATTAGTTCTTATGGTAAAACTAATAGAAATTATGGGGTAAACATTACCCAAACTCATAATGGTTCTTTTAATGAAGTAAAGAAGATAATGGAAAAACTTCCTTGGAAGTACGTATTACATCAAGATTGTCAATTTACTATTAATAATAAAATATTAGGTGACTATTTAGTAGAAAATTTTGATAAAGGTTCTAATAAGAAAAAACTTCCGCGTTGGATTTTAGACGCCTCTCCGGAATATTTGCAACGTTTATTTACTGCATATATTGAGGGCGGTGGTACAGCAGTTAAAACTAAACGGGGTGTATTTTACCAAGCATGTACTGCTTCGAAAGAATTATCAGATAATTTACAAGAAATTGGATTAAAATTAGGATATTCTGTTAGTTTAAATATAGGACAACCTTTATCTTATGTTAGTCCTAATACTGGTATACGTAGATATAAGAAGGCTGATGGTACTGATTTCTTTTTATCACACCATCTTAATTTTTCTATGGATAATGTATCTAGATTTCCTTCATTAAAACGGCGTAAAGATTATAATACTAAATTAAAAAATCTCCCTGTTTTAATAGGAGCTATTCCACATAAAGGTAAAAGAATTGATTGGGATAACATAGATTTAGTTTCTTTATTAGATCAAACAGAAGGATATGCTCCACAAGTTGCTAAATTTTTAGGTTGTACTGTTGGTACAGTTCTTAATCAAATGAAGTCTTTAGGGATTGTTCCACAAAAAGTAGGAACACGTATTTCTAAATATGAAGATACTGGGAATATTAAACGTGTTCCATATAAAGGTAAGATATGGTGCGTATCAGTTCCTCCCGGAATTATAATAACTAGACGGCACGGTTTACCTTGCGTAGCAGGGCAGACGATTGTATATCATTGGGGAATTGACATAGAATTCTATGGGGCATCTGGAAAAATTTGGAATTTAACTAATGAATTTAATCGTATTATGAAATGGAAATTATTAGGTTTAGGTATTTCAGAGGCACTTTTAACTGGCGCAGGTTCGTATGCTTCTGCTTATGCTCAATTAGAAGTTTTACGTCAAAGATACCTCCATTTTCAAAATACTCTTCAACGTTTTGTATATCAAGGTATATTTGAACCTGTTGCTCGTCAATGTGGCTTTTATAAAACAAATGAAACTGTTGCTGGAAAGTATTATCAAGGTAAAAAATATGGAAGCCCTGATAGTTCTCTTGCAAAAATTGATGATGAAATTAGAAAACATGCTGCTAGTTATGATAATAAAGATAGTCATATATTTACGCAACATTTATTACGTAAACAGGCTGCAGCTGATGCATTAGTAACCTTTGATTACCCAAAACTTGATTGGGATTTATTATCTCTTTCAAATGATGTTCAATATCGCAATTTCTTAATGAATTTTGATAGACTTTTTCCTGGGCAACGAAAAGTTTCTGATGATTCTTTTTATACTGCCGCTAAACTTGATAGAGATACAGAAAGACTTAAAATTGAACAAGAGCACAAAGAAAATCTAGAAGATCAACTCAAGATTGGAAAAATTGATAAAGAGTATAAAAAGAAATTTGAAGAAGCGGGTATTCCATTTCCTGGTGCTCAACCTCCTCAAGGACAGGGACAGGGACAACCTGGAGTTCCTGGTGCTCCAGGAGGTTCGCCTGGCCCGGGAGGTATGAATATTCCTCCAGGCGGTGCTCCGCCAGTAGGTGGAACTGGTGGTGGTAATCTAATGGGTGCACCTGGAGTTGTTCCAAATGCTCCTGTAGGTAAAGGACAATTTCAAGGTAGTCCTGGAGCACCTGGTGCTACTACAGGGGTACCTCGTAGTCCTGAAGCATCTAGATTACGTTCTATGCAATTACACGATAATTTAGCTAGAGCGAGTAAAACTATTTTAGATGAAAATAAAGAAGAAATTACTCGATTACGCAAATTTAATGCAGAAGCAGGTATAAATATTGATGCAATTGATTCTGAGATTAATAATATTGAGGTAGATACTAATGTTAAATCTACGAAAAATAAGTCTAAAACTGCGGAAGACATCAGCAAATCCGTATGAATTTAGCCCTAAGAATATTCTACGACGCGTAAAAAATAAAAATCCTCATGATAAATATATTGCTGAGGCTCTTTTAAATTATTTGAAAGATAAATGGGAAAGGGCTTTTATGAGTGCTCGAGCTGAAGGTGACGCTGTAAAATCTCAAGAATATTATGATAAACTTAAACAATATGATAATACTACATTTGATAATCCTGAACAATTAAGAACTCTTTTTAAAAATGATGAATTTTGGCCCCTTCCTTTTGAAGCAGATCCTAATAAAAAAGATTCTGAAGCTGTAACAGGTATTCCATCTAAATCAGATAATGAAATTATGGGGGTTCCGCGTAAACACACTCCATTTAAACGTTATGATTTAGATAGTGCTCAAAAAAAATGGCAAAGTATTATAGATGACGCAGTACAATTAGAATCACGCGGTATAAAAAGTACTCTTGCGCATCTTATAGATAATGCATTACGTCAAAAAGGTATTCACCCCAATACAGAACAGCCTTTCGAAGGCCCTTTAGCAGATGAGTTACGTCATGAAGGAGTTAAACTTCCTGAAGTATATTCAGTTACTGAAGATGACTATCAAGAGTTTATTAATGAAATGATGGATAACTTAATGAATTCAAATATGTTATTTAAAGGGCGTACACAATTTAATGAACCTTTTGATATGAATACTTATGAACAGCATGGGCAATCTCCCGAGAATTTATATGGTGCTTTTCAAAATTATATTGATAAAATAACTCCTATTTTTTGGAAAAGTTATTCAAATGAATTTATTATGAAACCTTTAATAGAGATTGAGCATCCTATTTCTTTGAATGAAGAGGTTCCTAATGAATTTGGAGTATTAGAATCTCTTATGAATCAATTCGAAGATCCGAATGCTCTTAAAGATATTGAAACTGGTAAAGGAGTTTTAACTCCAGAATTAGATGTATTAAGTGGTTTGCAACAATTAGAACGTATGGCAGAGCAACCTATTGAAGATTATACAAATTCAAATCAATTTAAATTACAATCTTTGATTCAAATGTTAAAACCTTTTTGGGAACAGAAAGTACAAGAATTATCAGGGCCTAATAGTACCCCAGAGATGAAACAAGAAGCTCAAAAATATATTCAAAAATTAGATATGAGTAATAATTCTAAGATTGCACCTACTCCTGGTTCTGTAGATACTCAAGATCTTAATTTATTAGGAATTGATAGCTCTCAAGTACTTCCTATAATTGAAGATAACAAAGATAAATTTTTAGCTGAGATTTTATGGAATAAAGTATTAGAACCTTCTGGATCCCCTATCACAGAAAAGACACAATTTTTAAATACTTTTAATGACATTTTAACTGAACATCAAGAAACGGGTGAAAGTTTTGATGAGATGTTAAATGCTCTAGAAGAGGAAAATAACCGTTCAGAGGGATATATAGGGGATACTATTGATGATAATCAAGAAGATACTAAATCCTCAGAAGCAAAAGATTTTGTATCTGATGCATTATCTCGTATTACAGAACAATATGGAGAATCTTCTAAACTTAAAGAATTATTAGAATTAACTTTATCAATATTTAATGATCCTGAATTTCTTGCTAGATTACGAGAAGATAATGATAGAAGCGGCGAAGATATCGCAGATCTTTTAGGTGAAAAATGGAATTTATTGCACCCAGATAAACCAATGACTGTAAAGCAGATTAATAAATTTTTAGATGAAATAGTTAAAGGAATTTTAGACGAAGTTAGACAAGAACAAAAAAATGAGTCATTCACTGATAAACCTATATTTGAACCTGCAGTAGTCCCTAAACCTATTTCTCAGAAGCCTTCTCCTACTCTGCTAAATCCTCAATTACTACGTAAAATTCCAGGTGACCCAACAGGTTTCTATTATGCGGATCCAAGCGAAGAAGAAAATCCTGTAGAAGACCCAGTTGTTGTAGAAGAATTTCGTAAACTGTTAGAGTCTCAAGAAATGTCAAAGTATTATCAAGAGTTAGATTCTTATTATCAAGAGTTAGATTCTCAAGGATTGAGTTTGCGTAAAAAAATTAAATTAAGTTTGCGTAAAAAAATTGGATTGAGTTTGCGTAAAAAAAATTAAATTAAGTTTAAGAAGGACTCGTTCATGCCTACAAATATAGAACTTTTATTAAATTCTATTAATTCTGGAGACACTCCAAAAGTATTAACTAAAAAAGAAGAATTTACTCTTGGAACATTAATTCAAAATCCTGATACTCCTGAAGATATTAAAAAGAAATCTATAAACACTTTAGTACTTCGTAATATTTATTTAGTTTTAAAACTTGTGCATAAATACAAAAGAACTTCTTTTGATTTTGAAGATTTAGTAGGCTATGGTATTTTAGGTCTTTTTTCAGCTGCTAATAAATATGATCCTCAACGCTCGAATAGATTCGCATCTTACGCAAGACATTGGATAAAAGAATCTGTAATGAAAGCAATTCGTGAGTATAGTGGTATTCCTAAAATTCCTGTATACTTAGTTAAAGATTTATGGGCTGTTACTAGAATTATTAAAAATAATGAAGATATTAGTGATGAAGCTTTAGCTACTCAATCAGGATTACCTTTAGCAAGTGTTCAATATTTAAAAAGTTTATTATTTAAAACAGTCCAATTTGATCCTGAATATATTGAAATTTCTCATAGTACTCCTGAACAAGAATATATTTCTAAAGAGCGCGATTTTATATTTAAAGATACTCTTGAAAAAGTATTAACTCCGGAGGAATCAATTGTATTAAATCATTTTTGTGCTCTTAATGGGTGTAAAAAGATGACATTTGCGCGTATAGAACAACATTTTAATATAAAAAACGCCCGTAAATTAAAAGTTACTGCATTTGCAAAATTAAGTAAAGATCCTAATTTAAAATTATTACATGAGGATATTTAGATGAGTTATGATATACCTGCAACAAGTGAACTTCAACAACATAATAAATCATTAAGTTTTAAAGACCGATTAAATAATATTGATCCTTTGGAAATTAAATCTGTACCTATTATCCATAACAATACTTTAATTTATCGACCTAGTGAAGAAGCCACTATTGATGAGGCTGAAAAATTATGGCCAATTTTAGAAGCATCATTAGATCCTAAAATTGGCTATGGCCTTGCAGCTGTCCAAATAGGTATTTTAAAAAAGATTGCATTTATTAGATATAATGGTGAAGAATATAGACTTTTAAATACTAGAATTACAGATAGAACAGGAATAATCCCTTTATATGGTGAAGGATGTTTAAGTCTTCCAGGTAAAGTATTTAATACTATTCGAAGCCAGCAAATTACTGTAGAAGATGATGTATTAGGACGTTTTGTATTAGATGAATCTACAAGCGGTTTACTTACTTTAATTTTTCAACATGAAGTAGATCATTTTGAAGGTTTAACTCTTAAAGATAGACAGCGTAAACCTATAAAACATATTGAATCTAAGGTAGGACGTAATGAGTCTTGTCCTTGTGGTTCAGGTAAAAAATATAAAAAGTGTTGTGGGAACTAAATTCTTTTATATTTTTAACTCTTCCTTATTTCTTTAATCCCTTAAAAATTAGAAATCTATAATTATAGTCCTCGAGTCCCGGTTTCGGGAAAAGGGTACTATAATTATATTATATACTTGTACATTTCAAGTAATTCCGGAGTAAATATATTTGAATTTTCAAGAAAACACAGCAAATTTATTATATAAAGCAGTTAAACGTGCATCCGTTTCTCCTACTTCTATAAAAATAGGAAGTTTAGTTGTTGTTACAGATGCAGATACAGATACTGTTGGTGTAATTCAAGCTATTGAACCTGTAGGTAACTTTACAAATATAACTTTACAAACTACTTCAGGTATAAAAAGCCTTCTTATAAATGATACTAATTTTGTACATATACTACGAAAAAAAGCTATGTTAGATATTAATCCACATTATCAATATGAACGTACTGATGAAAAAATTAATAAAGAAGTAGATATGATTAAGAAAAATAAGGGTAAACATAAAGAACGTCCTGATTTTAGTATAGAAAATTCTGAAAAATCCGCATTACCTACTTCTAAAATTTCTCTCTCATTACGTAAAGGAAAAGAGGGTTAATATGTTAAGAAAGTTTGCATCTGGTAAACTTGCTTCTGTTATTCAAACAGAAGATGAATTTAATACTATTATAAATCCTTCATATGGTAGTTTAACTACTACATCCTCAGAACATCGTGTTCGAAAAGTAGTTAAATACAATCCAGATTTTGTGTATGCCCGTTTTAAAGCTATAGGGTCTGTTGAAGTAGACGGACCTAATGCAAACGCTGATGCATTTCCTTATATAGAGTTTCTTGATAATAGACCTAATTATGGATACCAATCATTTATTGGTAAGCACGCTTTTATAGAACATTCTAGTGATAATATTAATAATTCCATAGGAGATTTGCATCACGCATATCTTAATCGTTTTGATACTTCAAAGTTTGGGAATACTGAATGGCAATTTTTAAAAGATGATGACCGTGCGTTTGTACTTGCAAATCGTAATCCAGAAGATGATGGTAGTATAGAAGTATTAATGGCTGTTGATCGAAAATTATCTCCAACTGTTGCACGAATGTTAGAGACCGGTTCACCTACTGGATGTAGTATGGGAACTAATATTGATTACAGTGAATGTTCTGTATGTGGAAATCGTGCATATGTTGAAGAAAATTACTGCCCGCATATTAAATTTAGTAAGGGTCAGTATGTTTTAGTGCCCGCACAACAAATTTCTAATTTAGTAAAATCAGGGTCACTTAAACCTGAGTGGCTTCCATGGATTTTACAAAGAAGTTCTGACATTAAAGCGGTTAAAACTGCTAGTCGTAAAATGGTTTACGCAAAAGCTTTTGAGCTTAATTATGGATTAAGTTTCTTTGAACTTTCTGTAGTAGCTAATCCTGCGTATAGCAGAGGTTATAAACTTGAAAAAATTGCTTCATTATCAGCTTCTGCACAATTACTGCCTCTTATTCGAGTTGCAGGAAAACCGATTGAAGCAATTTTTAAAATTTCTAATGGGTACTATAATAATGTATTAAATACTCAAGATATTCCAAATACATTAGCTCAACGAAATGGGGAAATTGCAAAAACTGCTTTATTTTCTGGGAACGTTCACGAAGTTTTAGTAGACCAGCGTAACGCCCCATATTTTATAAAAGATAAAATTGAATTAACAGCTGCAGAAACTCCTGGGTTTTATAAAGTTTCTAATCCAGGAGTCCTTTTAGAAAAACAATTTGCTAATATCAGACACCGAGATAAAGTCGGTGTGGTAGGTACGATCAGCGAAACCTTATATGCATGTGCTAGTTGTATGAATGTATTTGAGCGTAATACTAATCGTAAAGTAAATCAAGATATAAGCAAATTTGATACTTTTTCTATTTGTCCAGAGTGTCCTCAACAAATTGGAATTCAGCATATAGGAGACAATACTAATATGTCAAAAAAACGCGCTGAATATGAAACTCTTCCAACCACAACAGAATTTACAGGTGATAAAGAAGTTATTCCTGGAAAAGGAGCGTTTGTTGAGGAGAAATCACAACTTTATGAGCCTTGGGCTGAGAAAGGCAGCAAACTTATTGAAAAGGAGAAGGAATATAGGCCAATGGGAACAATTTTTATTGATCCGATCGTAGCTAAGAGTGATTTAAACTCTAGGGCTACCCGTATTACAGAACTTTCGAAGTCTGCTAGAATTTTAATTTCTCGCATTAAGTTATCTATGGAAGATCCAGCAGCTTTTATGTCTGAAATGAAAAAATCAGAACCTATAGGCGTGGGTATGGGCATAGGACCTAAACCTCCTATGGATGTGGGGATGGAAACTGACCTAGGTATAGAAGATCCTATGGGCGGTATGATGCTTGAAATTGATATGACACCCGATTCTGCAGCAGAAATTTTAAATAATGCAAAGCAAGATCTGGAAATGGTAGCTAATGATTTAATGAAAGCAAAACAGCTTGTAGATACCAGAGAAGTTGAAGCTTCTAAAGCTATCGAGAAAAAAATTCGATGGAGTCGTAGATTTGCACTTTCTGCAGTTAAAACTGCTGAATCAGTAGATATGATTATTGAAGATGCTGAAGCTGCAGTATCTGATGCATTATTAAAACTTCAAAAAGCTTGTGATATGCTTTTTGAAGCTTCTGAAATAGATGAATCTAGTATGGATTCTGATAAAGATGATTTTTCTTCAAATCCTGCTGATTCTGATCATGATGCAGATGATATGAAAAAAGATAAAAAAGATGATAAAAATTCTGGTGACAAAGAAGATTCTAAATCTTCTAATCCATTTGAATTTAAATCTAAAAATAAATCTGATAAATCTGATAAAGATAAATCTGATAAAGATAAATCTGACAAACCCTCTAAAGGAGATGACGCAATGGCAAAAGAATCTACGCTGGAGCTTACCGAGGGCAATATCAACCTGCTTCAAAAATTGCGAGTTGCTTTTGCGGGAAGCCCTTCTTTACCATCAAAAACTGCTATGGAAGATGATTCTGAGAAAAAAGATGATTCTATGAATGGTAAAGATGAAAAAGATGAAAAAGATGAAAAAGACGATAAGGATATGAAGAAAAAGAAATTTCCTTTTGAAAAGAAAGAAGCAGCTGCACAACCACCTACAGGTGCAAGAGATCTTGGAGATTACGCTGATCCAGGACGCATTGAAAGTTATGAGATGAAACGTTGGTGGCAAGATATGTATCCTGAATTTGAAAAAATGAAGGGCGCGGAAGTAGCTGGTGAATTAAATGAACCAGATAGTAAAGTAGAACTTCTTACCGGTTTCTTAGGTAATAAATCTGCTGATGATCCTGAAGTAGGTCATCAAACTAGTTCACCGGATATTTTTAATGTTTCTCCAAAAGCTGCTTTTGTAAAACGTTTTACTAAAGCAGGACCTAAATGGGCCCAATCATTTATTGGTGTTGTAAAATTAGGTGAAGATGGGCAAACTGAAGCTTTTACAGCAAACTTCCGTGATATCGCAGGTGAAACAGGTGGAGAAGCTGAATTTGAACAATTTAATTCTGAAGAATATTTAGATCGAGTAATTGCTACCGTTAAAGATTACGGTATGAATGCTGCATTTTCACAAATGCGTGGAAAAGTAGCACAATTAGAAGGAATTACTCCTGGTAAAACTGAGAAAGTTAATCCTCTTTATGATACTAAAGAAGAGAATAAACATTCTAATACTTCACGCCCAGGTGAACGTCCTGATAAAAAAGATGGGCATGGTACAACTGCGGGTGATAAAGAATTCTATGGAAAAGCTTATGGTGATGCAGGATTTGCAAGTGATTTAACTACTGCAAATAAGAAAATTGCTGCACTTTCAGATAAAATTACAACAATGGAAACCAAAGCGCGTTCTGATAAAATGGCTGAATATGCGTTACATTTAGCTCGTATGGCTTCTTCAAGAGGTATTTGTCCTTTTGATATTCCTAATATTCAGAAGCAAGCAATGGAATATATTCAATTAGATGAACCTGCAATTCAAGCAGTTAAAGCGCATATTGAAAAACTTCCAGTAGTGAATCAACGCGCACTAGAAGCTTATCAGATTCCAGAAGCTGAGAATATGCAAAACGGTGTTATTCATAATAATGTAGACGCTGTTGATACTGTTCGAAACCCTGGAGGAACTTATCCTCAACAACCTGATAATGTAGCTCCTGAAGGTATTCAACCAGCAGTAAAACGTGATGCAGAAGTAAGTGCAAATTTAAATGAAGATCGTATTCGTAAACAAGCTGCAGAACTTACAAATAATATTGTTCCGCAAATGCATGCTTCTGCAAATACACCACAACAATTTGGTGGAATGCCAGATGTGACAAAATATTTTAAAAGTACAATTGAAAATCAATTAAAACGTGCGGGTGCATATGAAGCTAATAAACAATATCTTCGTAGTAACCGCATATAATTATTATGTTTAACGTTTTTAAGGAGGAACACTAATGGCAAATGTATTATCGCTGAATGGTTTTTTTGGCGTAAAGCAAGCCTTTAATGTTGCCGACCCCGTTGTTACCACTGGGTGGACAGAGGGGCAGCTCTTTAATATTGCTAGCATCGGAACACCCGGTGGTGGCACTCTTAAAGGTGCTGTAGGCGCAAGAGGCCCGTTTGTTGGTCTTGTTACTACTTCAGGTTCTACTATTACAGGTATTGCCCTTGAAGGATCTGACGAGGCTACTAGCCCTGTTTCGGGTATGCAACAACCATCGGGTTCAATGGTTACTTTACTTCATGGCCACAGTTCATTTACTATTCAGTATAAAGGTACTGGAGCAACAGCATTAGCTCGTTGGGCAGATGGTGCACCGTGGCAAGCTCACGTAGAGTCAGCAAATCTTATGGATCTATTGTATACAGGAGAAGATGGCAAATTTTCTACTGGTACTTTAACTAGTGATTTAGTAGCTGGTGCTTTACAACCACATGCAATTGGATACTTATCACAGGTTCCAAGTGCTGGAAACGATTACACCATGGGCGTTGTCCTATTTGGATAATATAAGGAGGATAAATAATGAGCTTTAATAAACAAGCATCTTCGTATCCGCCTGGATTTCAAAAGACTGCGCCTAATGCAGGGTTCGGAGTTGAAAAAACTGCGGCACCTCAAGATTTCCAGACTGTAGATCCGTATACTCAATATTCAGATGCGAGTGAAGCGGATCAAATTTTTACACTTTTACAAACTGAAGCTGGTCGTCAGGCTCTTGGAGCTCAGATGGCTATTCCTATTCGTACCCAGCTTGATTATCAAGGTATGGCGCGTAGATTTTTCGAAATTGATGTACTGGGCCAAGGTCAGATTGCTCGTTACGATAAGGATATTAACGCTTTTGCGTCTACTGTGACAAAAAAAGGTGAAGCTGTCCAGTTTATCGTTGAAGGAGAATTTGTTGAACCTGTAACCTGGGAAATTTTTGCTCCTGCGGCTATTAGATTGAAAGAAATTCAACAGAGACGTTTTAATGTTCTTGATCGTATGCAAGAGCGTATTCGCATTGCTGTACAACTAGAAGAAGATGAGCAATTTTTAGCTCTTACAGAAACTACTGTATTAGCAAACACAGCAAACAATCCGGTAACTACATCAACATTAGGTGCTAATAAAGACCTTATGAATGCATTATCTGCAGAAATTATGAAGTTTGATCTTCCTGCATATGCATATTTGATGAATTTTAAAACGTATTCACAACTACGTACATGGCGTCGCGAAGACATTGATCCAATTACTCAGCGTGAAATTTGGCAAACTGGTTTAGTTGGTAATGTTTGGGGTATCGATTTAATCGTATCTCGTTTAGTTCCTAACGATACTATTTATTGTTATAGTGAACCACGTTTTACCGGTGTACTTCCTATTCGTACAGATCTTATTCTGTTACCAGATGATACTCCAAAAGAGGCATTAATTGGTTATGTAGGATATGAAGAAATTGGTATGCTATTTGTTAATAGTAATTCGATTTCCAAAGCAACGTTTACGGGGTATATTGGGCATAATCAGACAACTGCTGTAATATAATTATTAGTAGTTAAAAGGAGATAGGGGGAATTCCCCCTATCTCCCCATTATGTAAAGGAAATTTTGGATGAATAAAGTACAAGTAGATAAAGTATTTAATAGATTACGTGCAAGATTATTTAATATGGTGGAAAAAATAGATTTGGACGAAAAACAATTAGATGCTTATAAACAGACTATTAAAGATATTACAGCTGCAGCTTGGAATGATATTGCTGCAGAAGTAGATAAGGAGATTTAGTTATGAGTGAATCTAATACAGATTTTGTGGTTATTGCGCCTGAGGGGCAACAAGCCTTTTTAAATATTCAAGGACATAATTTTTTAATAAATTGTCATACCCCTTTAAATTTAACTAGTTTTTTTACAAATGAGCAATTAGAAAAAGATCCGTTTTTAAAAGCCAATTTAGAAGATGGAAATCTTTTACGTTATCATGGAGAAAAATTGCCGGAAGCATTAAAAACCGCGCAAATAAAACCTTTAAAAGAAATTTCTGCAACTAAACTTGAGGCTACCTATTCACAAAAAACTGAAACAAATATTGATAATTATCGTGTAAAGACAGATACTAACGTTTCTTCTGATATTAAAAGTGATATTCAAACTCGTGTAGTTAAAAATCGTGAAGCAATTTTAAATACTGACAAGAAGTTTTTAAAAACCCATAAAACAAAAAATAAAAATATCGTAGAATCTTCTTCACGTCCCCAGGAATCGGGCGCATTAGATACTGATAAATTAAAAATGAAGGTTCAAATGGATATTTCTCCATCTGAATTTAATAAGCGTCAAGAAGCTTCTCGTCAGCGTTTAATTGAACAAGAGAAAGTAGATAAACAACGCGCAACTGCAGCAATTAAAGATGCAGAACAAAAAGATAATGATCTTAATAGGAGGTAATTATAAATGGCAGTTACAGTATATTGGGTAGAATACGCAATTGGCGAATCTCCTGGTACAACACAACATAACTTAGGAACAGGCGCTGCATTTGATGTAGGTGAAGCGCATACGGTAGTTAGTTCTTCTAATTTAAATTTTGGAAATACGGGTGCTCGTGCTGATATTCCGTTTACTCCTTCAGCTTTTCCAATTGCCGCTGGATCTAATAGTTATTCAAAATATTTTAGATTACAATGGTCTGGATCTTATACTCAAATTAGTAATGTTAAATTATGGAAATCGGCAGGTGCATATGTTACTGATGAATATGTATGGTTTTCAGGGAATGTAGGTTTTGTAGACCCTGCAACAACAGCAATTTTAGCAGGTGAACCAGATGTAGAATGGACAGATTTTGGTACAGGGCGTAGAATTCCAACATCACAGCCTGCTAATAATAATGTAGTATTGCACACAGATGCTACTGCAGCTGCTGGAACTACTGCTGCAGTTCTTCCTGAAGCATTTGAGTCTAATTCTACACCTGGATATTATTCTGGAAGTCAATCAGCTGTTATTGTATTTCAATTAACAACTTCTGCAAATACCCCTGCAGGGCCTGTAAACCAAAAAACTTTTTCATTGACATATGATAGACAATAAATAATTTAGATTTAAGTAAATAGAAAAATAGAAATAGTAAATTAAAGGTCGTAATTCAATACGGTCAAAATTATAATTAGGCCGAAGAGTTATTTATTTTTCGGCCTAATTTATTAAAGAGGAAGAGAATATGTGGAAAGCTTTATTTAAAGATGGTAGTGAACTTTGTGAATTTGAAGTTATAAATGGAAAAAAAGTTGAACAAACTTTTGGGCGAATTTTAAATAATTTAGATGCTTTAGATAATTTATCTATTTTACAAGGAGCACATAAATTTACAGTAAATATGAAAGATGGTAAATTTACGTGTACTATTAGTGGAATTCCATATAGCTTTTTTGCTTTAGATGTGAATACAATGCGTAATAAAAAATTAGAAAATATACGCCCAATTTATTTTGTAAGAGAAACAGTTGAAATACAAGAAAGTAATAGTAGAGCTAGTAATCCTATTATAGATTTTGTTGCATTAGGATTTCAAGCAAATCTTGATGGAGTAAATGTTAAGAGATACTTAGCAATTTTACCTGATGGTACATATCATATTGAGAGTAAATAGTGCAAATAATTTATCGAGATAGACCTGAACGCATATGGACAGATTTTAAGGATGCAAATGGAGTTAGTACTTTTCCTTCAGGAACAGTTACTGTAACAATACAATATCAATCTGGTCAAGTTAAAGTTCAGGATGCTGCTACTGTACATTCTAGTGATGGTAAATATTATTATATATTAGATCCAACAGGGTATGATTTTGGTTATTATGGAGCTTTTTGGCGTTTACAGCAATCAACTTTTGATATTACCCAAGATGTACCAAACATTTTTAAAGTAGAAGATAGAGCTGAGTCTATCATAAAAGCAGTAATGATGGAAAGAATTCGCTCAATGCTTTATATGCATGCAGATTCAGGTGGATTTCAAAATAAATTTCCTAGAGATAGAGAACTATTAGATTATTTACAAAATAGTCTTAATTGGTGGAATGCTTATCCCCCTGCTTTAACTTTTCATTCTTTTTTAGATTTACCTCAACCTTATCAATCTATTGTTGAAGAAGGTGCTGTCATTAAAGGATTAGAAGCTTTAGGAATTTTTGAAGCTGGGAAACATTTTATGTATAATGATAATGGTATTTCAATTACTCGAGATAGAAGTGCTAAATACCAAGCTATATGGAATGGAATACTTGCTAACTATGTCCAAAACCTTAAACAAATGCGTACAAAGTTTGCCCTTGATCAAGTCCATGCGAAAGGTATATTTAGTTCTACTACCGGTTTCCCGAGATCATTATCAAGAGCTCTTCGTGGTGTATCCAAATTTGCATAATGGCAGATAGTAATAATCCTTTATTAGTCGGTGAAAGCCTTTTTACTACATGTGAAATAGGCTTAGATCCTGAAATAATTTCGTATATAAAAGAAAATAATAGTATACAAATTAAAATAGGAGCAGAACCCTTTTATTTATGGTTTCGGCAAGATCAAGGAGAATTGATTAGTAAATCAATTACTGTTTTTCAAACAACCGTTCCTCAATATTCCGCGTATATTTGGCAACCTAGTGATGGGGAAATTAACCATCCGAATGCTAGAATTCAACAAAATAAATTTAAAGTTTTCCAAAATGGTACAGAAATGGCCCGTGTGTATGATGTAGAATCTATTGCATTTGATAATGAATACGCATTAGATATTGAAGCGGGCGTAGACCCTGCGTCTTCTAGATCTGTGCGAATTTGGTTTAATTTAAATTATGTACCTACAAATATAGCGTATGCTTATCGAAATATTTGTGAATGTGTAGATTCTTCAACTGGATACCCAAATAGAGAATGTCCATTGTGTAGAGGTACTAGTTATCCTGCAGCTTTTGTGCAATATACTACTTCTGCTACTAAATATAATCCTGCTGATACTATTTTAGTTAGAGTTCCTATGGCTGCTGAAACTCTGACACCTGATCAAATTGGTAGAGTTTTACGTAGGGATTTACGTCATTGGATGGAATCTTCTCCAGTTGTTAATAACTTTGATCTTATTATGGGCACAACAGGTCGAAATGCTGGGGTACTTTTTGAAATTACTTCTAAAAGTGATAGTAGATGGCGCGGTGAATTAACACACCAAGAATTTCAAACTATTAGAATAGAAGAAACAGATATTAGATATAAGTTAGCCCCAGTAACTGTATCAGCTATTACACAAGAAGTTATAGCTATAACTTCAAATGCGGAGATTATATAATGTCAAATACTAGACTTAGATATAGACAGTCCCGCGATATAAAAAAAGTATTTACCTCTGTAGTTAATAAAATTTTTGCGTTGAATAGTGAATGGGCAAATGACGGTGTTGAAGTTGTTTCTGTATCCGGAGATAATTCTCCAAAAGCTTATGAACAATTTCCATGGAATAATGAAAAATATCCAATTGTCGTTTTATTTTCACAAGGTTCAAATTCTGATATGTGGGCAATTGATAGTTTTATAAGTAACCATACCCAATCATTAACTGCAGGCTCGACACCTAGTAGTTGGGTTCAATTATCATCTACGCCTGTAGCCACAGGATTTAGATTAGAACAAGGAGCTATGACTTTAAAATCTTCAAATATACTTGTACAAAATATTGGCCCTTATGAAGAAGATATTTTATTAAATATTTGGGATGAATCTAGTGGTATGCCTTCTACTATATTAACAGGGGGTACTATCCGGGGTAAAAAAACTTCAGGAATTGAATGGGTTCATGCTCAAATAGCTCCTGAAATTACTCTTGCTCAAAATACTAATTATTTTTTATCTGCAGAAACTGCTCAAATTTCAGGCTCTCCTTTAGGTTCTTATTATTGGTTTACAGATAACAATGTGGATACCCAAATAACTCCTTATTCATGGCAAGGAATAAAAAGTACTTCTTCTTGGACAATGACTTCAAGTATATCTCCTATTGCGCAATTATTTGGACCTTCAGTTAAACGCCTTGGAGGGGGTGCACAAACATCTATAAGGATGTTTATAGAAGCTAAAGATTTATCTACTGTTCAAAAAATATCTGAACTTTTATTTGTATATCTCCATTTAGCTAGACATTCTAATGCTAATAGAAGTGCAAAATTATCCAATCCAAATATAACTGCAACTGATTTTGACTTTGTTAGTGATTTATCAGATGAAGGTATTTATATAGTTGATATTAGTAAAGGCGCAGAAACTGTTAGAGTGCGTGGAAATGACAGATTATTTTCAACTGATTTAACATTAACATGTTATAGTCATTGGACTGAAGATTTTGTATTTCCAGTACTTGAATCACTTGATTTTGATTTTTCATCCATATAAAAGTTTTACATTAAAAATGATCTATATTATAATTAGGTTAAATAATATCGTTTAAAAGATAACTATGAAAATAACACCTATAACAGATAATTCAGGAGGCTGTAAATAATGGCATATACACCCCCATCAGTAACAGTTTCTAGTATTGCGAATAGTAGGATTATTAATATATCCGAAGATGCTCGCCTACCAGCAATTATAGGAACAGGGCCTGAAGTACGTACAACAACTGATACTGCGCTTGCCCGCGGATCCGCAAATTTTGATTTACTTCCTACTTCTGGGGCAGCGGGGAGTGTAGTAATTGCTCAAGTTGCTGCGTATCCTGGAGCACCTTCATCTGATTCTAGATGGCAAGTCACAAGTGGCACTCCTACCCATTGGAATGCATCAGGTTCTGGAGGAGCACTTTATTGGGCAGATACTGAAATTGCAGGAATAGGAAAACCTTTATTAGGTGAAACATATTATGTTTCATATACTCAAACAGTTCCTGCTAATCAATATGAACCTCAAACTTTTACAGATTCTAAAGATGTTGCCGCTTTTTACGGCAGTGAAGAAACTGGAATTAAAGTAGGAGTTTTAACTGGGTCAGGGAGTATTGTAACAGGCGCAAATCTTGCTTTAGAAAACGGTGCTCCCGCAGTAATTGCTGTGCAATTATCTAATGGATCTAGTTATGCGTCATCTACTACTTGGGATGACGCATACCAAAAATTAGAAAAGAAAGATAATATTGCGTATGTTGTACCTCTTGCGTCAGGTTCAGTTGGTAAATTAGCTGCACATACAAGTGGTATTTTGCATGTAAATTCTCAATCAACACCTGTAAATGGGCATGAACGCTCTCTAATTGTAGGAGCTAGCGCAGGTAAAACTGTAGAAAATGTTGTAACAGATACTACTGCAATTGCAGATAAACGTGTAATTTATGTTGTACCAGGTAAAGAACTTACAAGAACTCTTGCATCGGGTACAGTAATTACTCTTGATGGAGCGTGGGCCGGTGCAGCTCTTGCAGGTTTATTAACTTCTCAAGATAAAGTAATTACACCTGCAACTGGTAAGGTGATTGCTGGTTTAACTATTCCAGATAGTCAATATACACCATTTGAATTAAATAGAATGGCAAATAATGGCGCATTGCTTTTAACTTCTAGAAATGGAATCGTTAAAGTACGCCATGGAATTACTACTGATCCTACTGATGCATCAACACAAGAAATTTCAGTAGTGGCTGGAGATGATTTAGTTCGTAGAATTACTAGAAATAAACTTACTCAACGCTTCGTAGGTAAAGGTATTGTTATTGATGACGCAACAATTGCATCAGTTGAAGCTACTGTTAGAACAATTTGGGGTGCAATGCAACGTGATGCATTAATTCAAAGTTTTGGAACTAGAACAGACCCGACTACTGGGGAAGTTCCAATTACTGCAAATAGGGATTTATCTGATCCTACAAAAATCAACGTTACTGGTTCGATCAGATTCCTTTTCCCATTAAACTTTATAAATGTTGAGTTCTTTATCTTTGTATAAGATAAGATTAACTAAAGGAGGAAAAGGCTAATGGCCCGTTTACCACAAACACGTTCAGAGGTATTTTATTCATATGAAATCCAAATTAATGGGTTACCTATTGGAACATTAAAATCATTTAATCCTACTCAATCGCGTTCGCATGAATATGTTAGAGAGATTGCTACAAATGGTGGAGATCCTTTTGAAATTGTTCCAGGAGTACCTACTTATACAATTACATTGAATAAAGTACGTCTTTACGAAAATACTATTCTGAATCACTTTGGAATTGTTTCACAAAATATTCAAAATCAAGTCCGTGCAATTGATATTATTGAAACTGTATGGACTCCTTCAGATATTGAAAATGAGGCTGCAACAGGTTCTCCCTTTAATGCAGGAGGAGAAGGTGCACGTGGTAGAGTAATGACTTATGAAGATTGTTGGATTACTGATTGGGGTAAAACAGTTTCTTCTGATAATATTACAATTGTAGAAAATATGACAGTACAAGCTACCAGAACATCTGGTTAAAGTAATTAGTGTTAATATATAGGAGGGTATATTATATACCCTCCTACTATTTTTTAAAGAGGATAATAAGTAATGAATATTTTAGAAAATCTTGGGATTAAAACAGTTGGGCTTACTAAGTGTGAAAAACCTTTTGAAGCTTGGAAAGGTTCTCCTATTCAAAATTGGGAATTTGTAATGTCAATGATTACTATTGGAGATTTAGCTGACATTGCTAAATTAATGGTATCAGCAGGGCCAATGGAATCAGGATATCTTAGTAAAATCTATTTATTAGCAAAGAGTTTAAAAACAATAAATAATGAGCCAGTTGTTACTGAAGAAGATCTTGAACATTATAACGCTGAACATAATTTAAGTGGTATAAATAAAGTAGGTATATTTGAGTATAAAGTATTATTTATTCGTAAATGGTCTGAACAAATTATAAATCGCCTTACATATATGTATGATGAAATGCAAGATGAATATCTTTCCAATCACTTAGGTGATGTTTTACCTGATGCGTTAAAAGCTGCTAAAGTTCAAGGTGTTAATTTTAGTGATGCTATAGATCCTTCTGAAGACCAAAATAAGGACGTAAATAGTGAAGATAACGCCTCAAATACTCCATAATATTGTTATTGATAATATTTATCCGCGTAAAGTTGTATATTTAGGTGGAGTTCCTTTTTATATTCAACTTTCTCCCGATGATATTGATTCTTTTCATTCAAAATTTGAATATTTATACAAATATGTATCTGCTCGTGGTATAGATGGTAATATTTATAAAGGGAAAGAACTTATAAATTCTTTACCTGTTTCACTTGCTAGAATTTTAGAATACGAATGTAGTATATTTCAAGATACTATATGTACTGAAATTATGTATGCGCTTGAAAATTGGTGTAATACTTCACCTGATTCGCAAAATTTATGGACTGTATTTAAATCTACTTCTCCTGAATTAGTATTAGTTATTCCTGATGATAATAAACTTTCTATTTTTCAACAGGCTTGGGTTATATACAATACTATAAATGATAAACGTGATAGAAATACATTTATAGGTAGTGTGCTTGATGCATTATACCCATGGTTAAATCCTGAAATGTGGTCTAAAATGCAAGATGCTCAAAAAACTCGCCGTGAAAATTGGAAATTTGATAGTGATGAATTTGATAAACGTTTGCAAGAAAAAGCTGAACGTATTGCAAATGAAAAATTAAAAAATATTCCAGATGAAGAACCTGATACCATTGAATTAGAGGATAATATACATGGCTGATAGTCGTAGAGACCTCGAAAAAATGCAAAGCGAACTTCTTTCGCGTACTCCTTTAAGTACTGCAGGTGGTATTGCTTCTAAACGTCAAAATGAAACTGTTGCTGAATATACCAAACGTTTATATGATACTATTCAAGCGTATAATCAATATATCTTAAAACTTGAACAAGCAAATAAGTTAAATGATAAACAACTAAAACTTACGGGTGTTCAAACTAGAAATCTTGATGCGTTAAATCGTAAATATTTAGATCTTGTTAAGTCTCAAAGTACTCTAGGTAAAGCAATGAGTTACCTTTCTACTAAAATGGGAGGAGGTTCAGGAGTAACAGGAGCTGCTACTCGTTTTGGGCAAGCTATACCGGGAATAATTAGTACTGTAGACGAAGCTAGTGGTATGATGAAAATATTAGGGATGAATACAGAAATAACTGCAGGAGCATTTGCATCTTGGGCAGCAATTATCCCTGTAGTTATTGGTGCCGCAGCTGCGTTTTTAGAATTTCAAGATACCGCACAAAAACGTCAAGGGGAACTTATAAAAGCTTTTGGGTCGGTTAGTAGTGTATCTATTGCAGCGCCATATAGAGCTGCAGCTGCTGGATTAGAAATTGCAGGGACTTCAGGGCAAGAAGCAGCCGAAAAAATGCTTACGTCACTGTATAAAATGCGCGGTGTTCGCGGTAGTGAAATTAAAAATGCTTTTAATCTAGAAACTGATGGAGGTGAAGCTGCTTTTCAAGATTTAGTTGCATTAACTGCAGGATTTTCAGATAAAGTTCCTGCATGGATGGAAGCTTTACGCCATACTTTTGGTATGAATAATGGAATGAAAATGTTAAATGTTATTAAGCGTTTAGGAACAATGACTCATGCAAGTACTGCAGATATGGAAGATTTAGCTGCGTCTGTCATAAATTTAGCAGAATCTTTTGTTACTGTGGGCATTAATGTTGATGATGCTACTAAAATAATGAGTAATTTTGCAGATGCTATTGGATCTCAAGGGTTAGCAAAGCCCATAGCATTAAATTATGCTCAAACTAGCTTACAACAATTTACAACGGGTGCCGGTGTTGATAAAATGATGATTGCTGCAATTTATGCAGGCAAAGAATTTGAAAAATTACCTAAAAGACTACAAACAGATCTTAATGCACAAGCAGTTAAACAATTTGGAGAAGGTAGTGATTTTAGAAATCTTAAAATGCTTGAGCGTTTACGTGTATTAGAACAAGATAAGAGTGGTGATTTATATAGTAGAGCGCGTTTAGGTGTATTATACTTTTTACGTGATATTGAGCAAAGATATGGTCGTCCAATGGCTAAAAAAGGTTCTCCAATATTAACAGGCCAAGAATATGTAGGTATTGAACCAATTATAAGTGCTGCGGAAGCTGCAGAAAATGCCCCGGGGGCAAAGAAAAGTGCTAAAGAGGCAATGGATAAGTATTATAAAGGTGAAAGTGGAAATAAACAAGCTGCTGAAATTTTTCAAAGTGCTGTATCTGATTTTCAGAAGAATTATATAGCTGCCGCTCGAGCTCAACAAGAATGGTATTCAGATACGTTAAGTATGTGGGAAGGTATTAAAGCATGGTTCGCTGCGCATTTTATAATGAATACAGCTGCAGGCACAGAACTAGCAACAACTCAAACTCAAAATGAAATAAATTCAAATATGATGAGCAATTTTTTAGCTGGTAAACAGTCAAATACTTTAACACCTTCAGATTTTACAACTATTGAACAAGCTATAGTAGCAGAACGAAATTTTAAATTAAATAATTTAAAAATTAAATTACAACAGTCGCAAAGTCAGCAGGATCCCGTATCTGGCATGGTACTCAATTTTCTGGACGAAGCAGAATCTAAAAAATATAGAAAGTATTTAAGAGACATTGCTTATAGTACCCAAGTACAAATTGATGATTTACAATCTAGTATTTATCATACTACACGAGATGTAGGTAAATACCGCTGGTATTTTGATATTTCTGCAACAAATAAATTATTAAATGTCCAATCAAAACCTATAAATAATATTGGAAATTCACAAACACAATCAGTAGGTCCAAATCAATAATGGCTTCTAAAAAAGAAACTCTTAAATTTACGCGTATTCAGGCACGTGC